TGCTTCTTACCATTCTCAGAAGCTTCTGCTAAGTACTTAACGCTTTCAATTGTTTCGGTAATTAGTTTCATGGTATTGATTGTCCTGTATAAACGTCTACGTTGTATGTTGAATTCTTAGATACTTCTAATACAATTGTACCACCAGTAACAATAGTCACTACCACGTTTGATGTATTGGTGTTTGAAACTGAATAAGCAAAGTCATCAAAGCGCATTTCTCCAGCATTGTGTAATGCAAGCAATGAAGTATTTGCAGCTCTAGTTACAGTAATATGACCATTACTAGACCAAGTTACCCTTTTAATATCAGCAGATTTTACAACTTCATTAGTTGGGTTTTTTCTTAAATCTGTAAGATTTATTGTGTATGTTCCAGGATCAACACATCTAATGATGGATGGTCCTCTTAAAGTGTTTATAATTTCATATGCCATGTTATTTTATTCCCATTGATGAGCGTCTACGCATTGACATTTTTCTTTTTAGTAATGAGCGGCGCAATTTAGATTTTCTTGTTGTCTTCCATGAACGCTTTAACATTCTTGCTTTATGAATACGAGCAGTAGCAGTAATACGTTTAACACTATTGCCTGATATTCTATAACCTTTAATACTAGAGCGTCTAACATTTCGTTGAACAATGATTCTGCCTTTTTTATTTCTTCTAATTCTACGGCGAATCTTTTGAATTCTTCCCATCTTAACAATGTTTGAACTTGCTTCATCCAGTTCCACTTCTTCAAACATATCAGCAACAACATATCGTTTTGCTTCAGAAAGTCTTTTAGCAACAAGCTCATTCATACGAGCAAAGATTATATCTTTTGCTTCACCCAATTGCCTATGTATAATGGAATCCAACACGCTCATTTTACGTGCCTAAAAGCGAAGTCTGAAGCACGTTTGAAATGGTCTTTTGACTTATGAACCATGTCAGCATATTTTTTCTTGTTGTCATCATTCAAGGCACCATGTACCTTAGTGATGGCAGAAGCAGTAAAGTGGTCAACTTTCATTTTTGTACCGTCAGCAAACTGTACCGGTTCATGTTGCTTAGACTTTACAATCTTATGTAAGGTATCAATTACTGCTTCTTTTAATTCTACTTGTTCTGCCTGAATGGCAGAATCTATTTTTGGACCATAAGGCACCGAAAAATATTTATCTAATGTATTACTATAATACAAAGCTATTCTTGTATTATCTGGAAACATACGAATAGATTTACGTCTTAGAACAATAGTATTTGGTGGGTCTTTAGGAGTATCGGACGCCTCATTGACCTCAATAATTTCTTCTTCTTTAACTACCCGGCGAGCCTGTTGATTAATCTGTTTGTTATTAGAGATTAAATCTACCATTTTGTTGAAAAGATTTTGAATAATCATCTTGTCAGCATTATTGAAGTTAGGTCTTTCTTCACCCATCTTATCTAAGATTTTGTGAATGCGTTGTATCTGTGCCTTATTGGCCAGACCAGCTCGAACCAAAGCATCAAACTTTGAGTAGTCTGATTTTTCTTCTTCAATGATAGATTTAAAATCTAATAGGGATTTCATGCAGCTTCGGTGTTATCTTCTGATTCAGTTTCTTGTTGACCACCAAAAAGATTTTGAGCAATTTCAATCTTCTTTGCTTCTAATGCCTCAAAGGCACGAGCAGATAGTAAATCGTTTAAAGTATCTTTGGCTTCGGCAGCGTTACCTGTGGCAACGCTATTGATAAAGTCTTGTACATCCATATTATTCTCCATTATTTTCTATTTAGTTTAGATGAATATTTGTCTGCCTCAGCATCTAAAGATGGTGTCTTAGATTCTGCGGCATTATCATCAACAGTATTATCAACTGGTGGATATTCGTCAGGTGATGGAGGTGGTTCTTGGCCACCAATTGGCATAGTAGGACCACCAGTACCATCTTTGTCTTCTTGTGCAATCTGTTTCTTCATTTCATCCATAGTCTCATCAGACATTTGAAGAATGTTTTTACTTACCCATGCGGCAGAGTAATAACGGCCAATATATGGGTCAACAGTTTGCAATAATTGTAGTCGTGAGGTCAGCAACTCTGCATCACGCATTTCTGTAAAGTTATTATCTTTCTTATAATCATAGTAGATTACTTCTCTGAATTCATCCCATTCTTCTGAAGAACAGATACCTTTAAGCACTAGTTGTGTTCCTAATGCATGGTCAAAAATCTGAGAGAACTTATTACGAAGTCTGATAATAAATTTTGTAAACTTAACTTCATCACGGGTCACTTCAGTAGTACGACCCACGCCAATCATACCACCTTGTTGTGGTTCTAAACGGCTGATAGGCACATTTAATGATTGAAGAAGTTTCTGTCTAAAATACTTAACATCTTCCAACTCACCAAGATTTTGGCCAGCAGGAAGTGTGGTAATTTCTGTGCCTTTACCACCTTCACGGCGAGGCAACCAGAAATCTTCCAACATAGACATGTGTTTGCGGTCATCACGCAACTCACCAGTCTGTGCATCATACACCATCTTGTTACGATACTTGACCATAACATCACGCAAGTATTGTTCAGCCTTACCTTTTGGTAAGTTACCTACGTCAATGTAGAAAATGCGGCGTTCAGGTGCCCTTGAAATACGATAGATAACTACCGCATCTTCAATCATACGCAACTGATTGAGTGGTTTAATTGCCTTGTGTATGTATGAAATAACAAAGGTGTTCTTTGCATCCATAAGCCCTGAGGTTACATGCAGGATCGACTCAGGCGCAATGCGGACACCTTGTGATACTTGTGCGCTATACTGCTGTGTAGAAGTACCACGGTCATTGTACACATAGTATTCGGCAATAGATTTGATAATCTGTGTACCCGTTTTTGGGTCACGGTCTTTTTTGATTTCTCTGACCTTACGAATCTTTCGTGGGTCGATATATCTTAGCTCTTGAATGCCTTGTTTAGGGTTCTTTTCATTTACTACCACATGGTAATAAATTCTGCCGTCAATATACCAACGCTTGAACAAGTCATCGGATAGGTTATTGAAGTTTAACAACCGTAAAATGTTATCAAATTCTTCAATGATTTTTTTCTTAATGTTTTCTGGTTGTTTTAGTTTATCCAAAACAATGTCAACAGTACGACCAGTTACATCATGTGTAATTGCTTCGTTAACAATATCGTCAATGGCCATTTCCAATTCTGGATGGTTTGCCATTTCACGATATCTTGTAATTAGTTCCAGTTCATTACGAACTGCACCTTCCAAATCAACATACGTTCCATAGTAAGCATTTTGGGTGATGGTAACTGCACCATCATCCATTGCCGTGGTTGGAAGTGTGAAAGAAGGTTGCTCAGGAAGTTGTTCCCGAACAATGTCTTTATTTCCGAGTGTAAACCCGAATAGCTTAAGTGCCATTAAATGTCCATTCTATAAAAAAAATGGAGAGGAACCGAAGTCCCTCTCTCGCTCAAATCACGTTGTCTGCTACTGATTCCCACCATTGATAGGTGAGAGTCACGGAAAACTCCTCAATAGTATCATTAGAACCCCAATCAACATCGATAGGTGTAACATCTGAAGGGAACAAACCGATAAATTTGTACTTCTTCAGAGCATCACCTTTCTTGCCAAATTGAGTTACTTCACCGTCAACTGTGTAACCACCAGGTGTCAATGCAGCTGGGTTACGCACGTTAAGACCGTGACTGTTGATGCCTGCCATCCAACGCTCGAAGGCGTTACGAATGACAAAATCTTCATCATTGATGATTGTGATAGTCCAATCAGCGAAGGTTCTGTTACCAACAAACTTCAACTCACGACCAAAGTATTGAACTGGCACAACACCTAGCGTAGAGCCAGGCAACTGTGCAGTTTTACACATGAAAGTGGTTTTAGCCTGTGCATTCCCTGGCGCAGAGAACGCAGGGAACGGCAACGAAACTTCAAAAAGATTCGGACGGGCACCGTCACCAACTAGTTGGGAACGGAATTCGTTTACATTAAAAGCCATTTAATTTCTCCTGTTTTCTCTATTTATTAGAATTGGCCAACAACTTCTGTGAAACTTACACCGGTGCGAACAGCAACGAAGTTAAGTTGAATGAAGTTAACAGAGCGTGCAGGTTTGATGTAAATGTCTCCAACAAATTGGTTTGAATCAATTACGTTAGGGGTATTATTAGACTCATCGCACACCACACGGAAGTCTGTAATACCACGGCGACCTTGAACATCACGCAAGTACGGTTCAACCAAATTGACAAACTGTGCTCTTGTGAATTGGTCATTAAATTCGAACAATGAAGAACGTGCAGCCTTAGCAATAGATTTTTCCAACACGATGAACAAGCGGCGAACATTGATGCGGTCAAACACAGATGGTTTGCTCAACATAGTTTTGTCACCAAATAGTACAGTACCTTCACCTTGGAACGTAACAACTGGATTAATACCTTTAACATAAAGGTTATCACGTTCAGCTTTAGTTGGATTCCAAGACAGTTTTACAACATTCTTGATTACACCACGGTTGAAACCACCAGGTGAGAACCATGGATCACGTTCAATATCTGTACGAGCACATGTACCAGCAATGTCAGCATTTAGTGGTACATATCGATACACATCATTGTACTTGTCGAATTGATATTTGTAACCACAATCCAAAACAGAGAATGAAGATGAAGTTAATGAATCACGATATGTGATAACAGCAGAAGATTCAGAACCAATGTTATCAACAACAGATGCTTTAGTTGGTGACAAAAATACCAAGCAATCTTTACGTGTTTCTGCAATGTTAGAAATCAAATAACCAGCAACAGTTGCATCGCCTGGACCAGAAATAATCAATGAGATATCGACTGAATCGGGGTTAGCAAACAAACCATAAGCTGTATTGATATTACCAGCAGTAATTGTACCATCTGAACCACCACCTAATGAGCTGTAAGTAGGATTTCTTTGGCCATTAGCTGCATCATATGTTGTTCCTGCCGCAGCAGTGCCCCAACCAGAATTGCCAGAAGCGTGAGCAGTCCACCACACATAACGTGAGCGTTGATTCAATACATTAACATAGTAATTTGTAGCACCATCGCCAAACTTAGCATCAGATGCCTTTGAAACGAATGCAAATTTTTCAAGAACTGTGTTAGCAACACCGTTAGAGAATTGGCCATCTTCATCAACAACAATAACGTGCATTTCATCATTAGAACCACCAGCAGCAGTTGCGTAATCAGAAGTACCTGGTGCAACACCAAATGTGTCAGCATATTGCCATTTACGTAGAACTGGAACACCAGCAGCTACAGTGCCTGGTGCAGATGCAACAATAATTGCAGTAGCATTAACAGATGCAACACGGATGTAAGTAGTGCCATTGTCAACAGAAATTAAATCACCAGACTGCAAGTTAGCTGCAGCATTGGCATTACCATTAATATTGATAGTAGTTTCACCAGATCCAACAGCATTAGCTCTAAGAGAATCGGTAACTGTCAAGTTGGATGAGAAAGCAGCAGATGAAGCGCAGATAGAAACACGAAGTGTGTTACCTAAAGCACCAGCACATTTTGCAGTAACAATGCCACGACCAGAATTGGAAGTAGAATAGTTGTCGAGATAATCATCTTGATTTTTAATCAACACGCCTGTACCGTTAGCGGTAGCATTCAATGTTGAAGTAGTGTTAGCTGCACGAACTACTTTGAGGTTATTTGAGTAAGCTAGAAAGTTTGCGGCTGAGAACCAGTATTCATAATTTACAGAGTCAGGTT